CTCATCGAAGCCATCGCCATCCACGCTGTCAGATTCATCATCAATCGAGTCCTCTGGGTGATAGAGCTCTTTAAAAGCTCTAGTGGTCTGGGGGGCATTCTCTATGGCCTGCACACCAGATTGCGCCTCAGCGGGTTGTTCACCCTCCTTGGCATCAGCCAGCATCTGCAGCCAGTCCAGCATGCCCTCCGTGGACATCTTATGAGAGTCCTCACGAACACGCAATTCATCGGCAATCTCCTTAGCCACATCCAACAGAGTGCCGGGATATGGCTGAGCAGTGGCATGACCGCAGTCAAACCGATGCCGCTTGAGCATGAATGCCTCCCAAGGGTAGCACGCGAGCACCTCATCAACGGTGGGCTTACGTCCCAAATCCTTGAGCGCAACCTTGCGCTCAGTGTGGACCCTCTCAAGCTTGGCATAGTCCAAACGTCCATCCAAAACATAGTCTGGGCGCAGCTCAATCCAATAGCCATGGTTGATGCGTCGTACCACAGCTTCAGGAGCGGCAAGCACTCCCTGCACTGCAGACGATATGTTGTCCACATTGGTGGTGCCAATCATCAGCTTTGAGCTGAAGTACCACCTCCCCTTGCTCTCAACATCTGCAAAATTCAGGGGAAAAGGCCAGTTGGACACCGCCCTGATGACAGTGAAACCTTCGTTCTCACTGCCACCTGCGACCTGCTTCTTCTGGAACACATCATCCATAATGTAAACCAGCTGTCCACAGTATCCGTTCCAGTACTCGGTGTCACCCTTCTGCCACATCTGCTGCGCACACTCATCTGGCCGGCACATGTCAGCCATTAGAAGCACAGCACTAGCCAGCGTTTTGATCAGGTTGGTTTTACCCACACCCGACCCACCACCAAACATAGCAAACACTGGTTGCTGACGGAACGCATTATCTGCATTCAACAGCCCCCTGTGCGAGACAATCCTGTGGTTGAGCTTATCCAAAGTGCGATCGATGATGACCACCAAGTGCTGCGCACTAGTGATCTTCCTGAGGTTATAGCCAGTGACGATCAGAGCGTTAGCCCTGTTCAAGTCAGCCAGCTTGGGAGCGGATGTATCAATGAGTTGAAAGATGTCCTGGGCTTGTTGCACCCATTCGGTGACCTGCTTGTGGGCCACACCAATCAGCTCTAACTCCTTGACACCAAGAAAACGCAGAACTACATTAATGCAGTTCTGCGCCATATGAGCAATGGAGGCGAACACACCTTCAATGCCTGCCGCTGAGCGGTCAAACATCGAGACGCGCCGCATGAACTCGGGAATCATAGACGTGGTCTTGACCCCCGGCATGAGGAAAACACACACCATCGACATGATCTGGGGCAGATAGGATGTAACACCACTCTGCTCCTCGACCACATCCCCCTCCTCAAACTGGAGGGCATCAGCGAAATCAGGAACGATGGTTGACACAACCGAGTCAAAGAATCGGGATAACATGCCACCAACACCAAGCACTACCTTGATAGCAAGGGTAGTCAGACCAAATATAAGCTTCCAAAAGGCGGACGCCATGGACTGACAAGTACTGATGATGGACTTAACAATATCGTGGAAATACTCCACAATGGATGAGATACTGCTACTAGCGGTCGATACCCCCAACGCAGCCTCGGAGACTGAATTGAGAGTCACTTTCACAGCATCGGCAACTTCCCCGACTCGCGCCGAAGATGCAACACCAGTGGCATAGCCAACGGCGGCGCCAGCTGCCAAGCCAGAGCCGACACACAAAGCGGCCAGCCCAGCCCCGGATTGCTCCTGGGCGAGCTTATACTTGGCATCACGCCTGGCACCAATATAGGTGTCACGCTCACGCTTGGGCATGGACCTCCACACCTGCTTGAGCCGGCGCAAAGCACACTGACGCTGAATCTCCTCACGCTTAGCGCGAGCAACAAACTTAGCATCAACAGCAACAGACTTGGTCGTAACCCCTGATTC